AATCCTCAATGGATCCGCTGACGCATACATGCTTCTCTGGCGTATTCCTCTGACCGGCATCACAGCCGGAACGCCGGTACGCCTGTTCACGCCGAGGGGGGCTTTGTGGGATTCCGTAACCCAGCTATGCCAACTGCAATGGCAGTCCACCGGCTCGTTCGTTCCGGCGGCTTACGGCGCTTCGAACACCATCAAGGTCAGGGATGGTTTGATTTTCGTTGACCTGTCATCGTTCCGAAGCACCGTGAACGTCGGCAACTTCACTGTCTGGATGTTCAAATCGGGCGTGAAACCCTCCAAAGCGGTCAGTCTTGGATGCGCCGCGGGTATCGGCCGGCATCGCGTACGGAAAACAGGCGACCTGGAACACGGACGGGTCGGTGGCCCTCGTCGGCGGCGTCGGTTCAAACGATGTCGTCCAATGCTTCCAGAGGATTATCCCAGTGCCCGATGGCGTGACTTTCGCCTAGGCGAGCGGCACTGTGATGGCTCCTTCCACCCATCCCCAAGTCGCTCCGATGCTCATCTTCGCGGAAGAGCGCAATGCGATGACGTCCTGCGCCACCTGCACTTCGACGCCATGCAATCCGACGCTCGAATTGGACACGGCGGCGCAATGCACCTCGAAGGACGCCTCCAAACCGGCTGGGAGTGTGAGAATCGTGGATGTCTCCCATTCTTTCGCCGCGTTCCAGTCGCTACCGACTCGGATTGCGTGGAATGCGACGATCAACAGCTTGCCTACCAGCGTGGTACGATAATCCACTTTCCAATTCGGATTCGCCTTGATGAGGGTTACGGAATGCTATGACTGCTGCTTGAATGCCACCCAGTAAACGCGCACGCCTTGCCGGTCCACCCAATCGCGATTATCCACACGGCGAATACGGAAACGCAATCTACTGTTGGTCATGTCCCAAAGGAACGCTTCAAAACACTTTCCCGCGGCATCCGCCATGCCCTTCGGCCACAGCTGGCACAATGCGAACACGCCATCGGTCGTTTGGAATGGATTATCGACCGTCACCATGCCGTTATTGTCGGTGTTGTCATTAATCAATCCGCAGCGGAATACGGAATCCCACAAAGCCCCCCTCGGCGTGAACAGGCGTACCGGCGTTCCGGCTGTGATGCCGGTCAGAGGAATACGCCAGAGAAGCATGTATGCGTCAGCGGATCCATTGAGGATTTTCGCGGATGGTATCGTCGGATCAACGGCCGCGCCATCGCTAGGAACGCCCTTGAACACCACCAGTTCCACTTTTTCCACACCAGTTGACGTCTCGCGGTGATAATGCGCGCATATGACATCATTGCGGTTCTTGCCACTCGACCCGGACTGTATCGTGACGGTCTCAGGATTGGTGATATGCCAATCCAATCCCTGAATCGACGCGCACCCGGTGCCAATGACGGCCTTGTTCGCCGACTGCATGGTGCACGACATGGCGTCGCCCCATTCGAACACCATGTCGGACGCGCCGAACTTGGCCTGGTGAATAATCGCCTTGTCCTCGCTGCTGATATGTGCGGTCCCGGCCTTGCCGTCCACAAGTTCGATTGTCATGACTGTTCCTCCCTGTCGGCGTCCTTCACCCATTTCTCGAACTCCGCGTCCGCTGTGGCAGCGAAGGACTGGAACGCCTTGTAGCAGTCCCCGCAAAGCGTGTATGTGCTTGGCGGTTGGGCCGATGCCGCCGATGTGGACGTCAGATGGTTAACGTCGTACCAAGATTGCGCGTCGGCGTTCCCGGATTGCAGAAACGCCGTTCTACCGCACCTGTCGCATGTCAGTTTCGAATAACCGGTCTGCCTTCCCATACGAAAAGCCTCCTTCTAACTTGTTCTCTGATACGTGAATGGGCCGGTCGACGGCAGTTCCACCCATGTTCCACCGAAAGTCGCGGCAAGGTCGATGGCCGTTCCGGACATGTAGACGCTTCCGACCGGCCAGGCGACAAGGAATATCTCCGCGTCGGTCATGCTCGCGCTGTTGCCGGGAGGTCCCTTCGGCCCCGGTGGACCGGGATCTCCCTTCTCGCCTTTGTCCCCTTTGCTACCGGTCAGCGTCGTGTTGCTCACGCATTTGATCGCGACGTCCGCCCCGTCGACCTCAGAGACCGTGAAATACGTCAGGGTCGTTCCGCCTCCGGTCAGCGCGAAGAATCTCTCACCGACCGTCGGTATCCTGTTGAGGCATAAAATGTCCGTTGAGAACACTGATGTTGCGTCCACATTCCATGAGCCGGAATAGGTTCGTCCGGCGGTCAATGCTGGCAGTCCCGTCTCTCCACGCAGTCCCCGCTCGCCTGTCTCGCCACGTGGAATGCTTAGATCGAGGGTCTTGTCGCTGCCAGAGCCGGTCAATGTGGCAGACGCTGACGCGCCTGGCTCCAGTGTCGTCACGGATCCGATGGAAATGCCGGAAAGGTACGAGCCCTTGACTTGGTACTTGGAGTCCGACTGCGTTCGGAACGATTCAAGGTCGTCACTGGAGACTTCAGCACTGATGATGTTCCCGACGATGCCGATGCCCTTACCGGCGGTGTACGTTCCGCCACCAGTTACCGAACCTGACGAAGATCCCGATGACTGGCTTCCGGACGATTCGGTGTCGTCAGGCTGCCCCACTTCGTATGTGATGTCCAGAATGCCGCCGCTGATCTTCGCTATGCGTTTAGTGACTTTCGCGGTCATGTTCAGACCGGTGTTCCGGTCGGACACGACCACGCCGTCGCCGAGCATGAGCGATTGCGCCTGGTCGGGCAAGGTCACGTCGACCTTGCCTCCCGACTGAAGCTCCTGCAGACGTTTGCGCGTATTGTCGGACAGCGTCTGCATCTCGGCGCATGAATAATCGTAGACTTCCGCCATTTCGTCGACGCCGAACAATGTCTGTTTCTGGGAGACTTTTCCGTCCTTGTCCGCGTACCATTCGCTCACGAGCCGGTTGGCGAGCTCCTGCTGGCCCAATCCGATCAGATGGTTCACGGTCCGGTGGCTTGTCTCCGCGGTGAAATCCACCAGATCGGAATCCAGAGCCCCGTCGATGGTGCGCATCGGATGGCCAGACATGACGATGCGGTTGTCCTTGGCGGTGAAGTCCAGCCGCATGCCGCAGGATTCCAGCATCGCACTGATTCCGGTGTAGGCGTCGACGTAACGCGGATTCTGGAATTTGTATCCGGACAATGCCGGATTCTTCGTTCCGGCGCGCACCGTGAACACTTTTTCCAATCCGATTCGTTTGACCAGCGAGGAGAGCACGTCGGACAGACTGCCGGAAACGGTGAGATAATCCTGTTTCGGATCGGGTGAAAGTATTTTCCCGGCCAGCATTCCCGTCCAGCTTGTTCCGAGCCATGAGACGTCCGAGGCGGTTCCCGACACGATGCTTCTTCTGTCGGTGATGCGCCCACCGATGTCGGTGCCGTCGAGCCAGAAATACCATCCGAGTCTGCATTTTGTTCCCGGGATGGATAGTTCGAAATCGTTCTCCCCGCTTCCCGCAGCCCAATCGAGTGTCGTGTCGGTGGCGCAGCATACCGGTTTCAGGTTCTCGTCGGCTAGGATAACGTCGACCATGGTGGCACCCCCGAGCTTTCATACAAATCGAATTCGATGGTGAATCCTCCCGACCATGTCAGGATGCTCTCGCCGGATGGTATCGGTTCGAAGCAGTAGGATCCGCAGCCTTTCCCTGAGCCTCTCGCCCCGCTGCAGAAACGGTCGGCCACATCTCCGTTGCCATCGGTCACCTTGATGCTTTTCTCCAATGGCGTGCCTATGACCGTCATGTACCCGTCGGACGGCACCGTCACGTCGTCGAAGCGGTAGAGGTTCCCACCGACGGTGAACTGCGGGTTCGTGGCCTGTCCGAAGATCCTGCAGACGAATCCGCACGGGGAAACCGTGGGATTCGAAATCCGCTGGATCGTTTTGGGACAGGCCAGGTCGGCTGGCAGATCATATGGCATGTCAAGCACGCTTCCCGAATCCGCGGCCATCGGGGCGAACCGCTGCGTCGGCAGACGATGACGCCACAGGCCGTCGCACAACACGATCCTGAACGTGACGACGGCGAGCGCTGGGCTGGGTGTTGGCGTTTGCACGTTGGTTCCGACGATGAATGCTTTTTGCGTCCATTCGTTGTTGATGGTGAGTGTTCCGGGTGAGAGCGCCTCGACGTCCGTGTCGGCCAGTGCTTGGAGTTGGTCGAGGTCGTTGGGGTTGAGTGTTGTGATGGTGATGGTGGTTTCTGTGGCTGGCCGGCTGGATCCTGTGATTCCTCGTGTTCCGAGTGTGTAGTTCCATTGTGTGGATCTGATTTCGGTGAGGTTCGGTGTCCATGTTCGTTCGCAGTAGAGGTCGACGGCGTGTCCGTCGTGGCTGCGGTACGTCAGCGCATGCATTTGCGGACCATCCTTACGAGATCGCGATATGTGACGTTTTCTCCCCCGTCGTGTTCGGAGATGATGTTGCCGAGGTCGGCGTGCAGGCTTGTGATCGCGGCGACGACGCTGGCCGTGTCCACGGTCACTGACACGTTTTGCGTGTTGGTGGGTGTGAGGACTTCGCGTGGGATGGCGCGCCGGTTCAGCGCGTCCATGAAGTCGACGCCGTAATAGCTGGTGGCGAGCGCGTTTTCGACGTATTCGCCTCGTGCGATACGTGCGTTGTCGAGGTAGACGCTGTCGCTGGTCGCGGTGCCTGGCGCCCATTTCGGGCTGACGTAGCCGTTGAAGGCGATGCCTCCGTTGGCGTATCGGAATCGGTTGCCGTCGTACATGCCGCCGGTGGCTGCTCCTGTCGGGATGTTGCCTTTGGCGTTTTTTGGACGGTATCCGCTGGATGAGTATGTGCCTCCTGATTCGTCGACGTAGCTTCCGTGGATTTGGAAGTATTTGTCGGCGATCTGGTAGTTGCTCAGGTTGGTGAGCACGCTCATAGCGGGGTCGCCGTTCGCGTTGACGATGAATCCTTTGTCGTTGAGTTTCCATCCTTGGGTTTGGAGGAATTTGTTCATCGCGTCGGTGTTGTCGCCTTTGAGGTAGCCGGTTTTGTCGTCGATTTTAGCTCCGTTCGCGATGGCGAGGGCGATCATGTATTGGTCGCTGTCCAGGGTGAGGGTGCCGGTTTTCGGGTCGATTTCCACGTTTGCGGCTTGGGCGATCTTTTTCATCAGGTCGGTGTTGTCTCCGCTGATGGTGACGTGCTTGCCGTCCGGTGTCTCCTTGGCCGCGAGTTTGACCTGTTCGAATTTGGCGACGGCGTCGCCGGTGACTGTGACTTCGATGGTTTTCGAATCCGGCGTGTTCTGCAGGCTGGTGACGAGGTCGTCGACCGAGTCGCGTGTGAGTCCGTAGGCTTGTGCGGCGGCCTCGGCTTCCTCCGGTGTTTTGCCGAGGGATTGCATGAGGCTGGTGAACGCGTCGTGCGCCTTGTCGATGTTCGGGTAGATGTCGTTGAGGCTGTCTCCGTTCTGGGCTTGCGCTTTGGCGCATTTGAGCGCCGCGTCGGCGATGTCGTTCAATGCGCTCTGGTTTTTCCGTCCGGCTTCCGTGTTCAGGTCGAGGGTCTTGGCATTCTTCCCGATGGTGTCGTTCGCGGATGCGATCTTGTCTGCGAGGTCGATTTGCGCGTCCGACGAGCTGATGGCGAACCCGTAGTAGGTTTCCATCGCGTCGATGACTTCGGAGAGCGCGCCGGCGGCGTCGCTGGCGGCGTCTTTGGTCGCTCCGAACGCTTCGGCGAGGATGTCGTCGGCGCTGGCCGCGTCTTGGGAGCTGGATGCCGACTGGTCGGCGGCGTCGGCTCCTGTCAGGAGCGCTCCGGTCTTGTCAAGGCTTGCCTGTGTGGCCTTCTTGTCGGCTTGTGCGAGGTCGGCGGCTGAGATTTCGGCGTTTTTGTAGTTGCCTTGCAGTTCCGTGAGGCTTTGGGAGATGACGCGGTATTCGTTGCCCGTGACCATGTTGCCTTGGTCGGCGAGTTTGCTGCGGTATGCGTCGATCTCCTTGTAGACTTCGCTGACGGCGTTTTTCTCGCCTTTGATGGCGCTGATGAATGTGGCGTGTTTGATGCCGACCTTGTCGACGGCCTGCCACACGTTGTCGTATCCGGTTACGAGGCGTGAGAGCCAGTTGTCGGTGACTTTCGCCCCGCTGGAGTCGGCCAGCGCCTTGTCGTAGTACTGGATGGCGGATGTTCCGTCCTGCAGTGCGGTCGATAGTTGGCTTGCGCGTTCCTGGGCTTTCTGCTGTTCGGAGATTAACGTTCCCAACACCGCGGCTGCTGCCGTGATGGCGACGCCCCATGGTCCTCCGAGCATGTTGATTATGCCGGATCCGGCTTTTTTCAGACCGTTGAGCGCGGTCTCGCCCTTGCCGAGGGTGACGGTTCCGGTGGCGATGTCGCTCATGGCCGCACCCATGGACGAGCCGACCTGCATCAGTCCTTCGGCCAGTTGCGGGGCCGCCGTCCTGGCACGCTGGATCGGGTCGAGGAGCATGGCGATCGCGTTGCCGGCCGTGCCGGAGGTTTTCTCCAACGGCCCCAACGCCTTGTGCAATGCGACGGCGCCGCCGACCGCGGCGGTCATGGCGAGCGCGCCCTGCTGGACCGGGGCCGGCAGGGACGAGAATGCGTTGACAAGCGTGTCCAATCCCTGTACGAGGTTGCGGAGCACGCCCTGCGAGCCTTCGCCGAGATTGATCATCATGGTTTCGAAACTGCCGGAGAGCTGTTCGATGTCGCCTTTGAGGTTGTCGTTCTTCTTCGATGCCACGTCGGCCGCGAATCCGCTGTCGGACACGGCCTTCGTCCATCCGGCGATGCCGTCGGAGCCTTCCGAGTACAGGACGTTCGCGGCGCGTACCGCGTCGGAGCCGAAGATGATGCTCAACGCGGCGTTGCGTTGCTCCTGCGTCAACCCGCTCATCGAGGTCTTCAGCTGGCCGGCGAAGTTCTCCAGGCCGACGAACTGGCCGGACGCGTCGTATGCGCTGATGCCCAGCTCGTCCATCTGCGCCTGTGCCTCCTTGGTGGGGTTGGCCAGGCGCTGGAGCATCGTCTTCAACGAGGTGCCCGCGTCGGAGCCGATCATGCCGGCGTTGGCGAACGCGGACAGTGTGCCGACTGTTTCGGTCATGCTCACGCCCATGCTATTCGCCATCAGACCGGCCTGGTTCAATGCGAGGCCTAGGTCGTGCGCGGATCCGACGGCCTTGCCGGCGCCGGCGGCCAGCGCGTCCGCGACCTTGCCCGCGTCGGAGCCCTCGAGGTTGAACTGCTTGAGCGTGGTGCTCATCAGTTCTGCGGCCTCGCCGACCTGCATTCCGTCGGACGCGGCCAAGTTCAACGCTCCGGACAGGCCGCCGGAAAGGATGTCCGTGGTGGACAGGCCGGCCTTGCCCAACGCGTCGATGCCGTCGGCGGCTTCGTTAGCGTTGTAGACGGTGTCGGCGCCCGCTTGGATGGCCGCGGCACGCAGCTTCTGCACGTCACCGTCGGATGCCTGCAGGTCGGCTTGGATGGTGCTCATGCTCTGGTCGAAATCCGCGGCCATCTTCGTGGCCGAAACGCCCAAAGCGACGGCGGCCAATCCCATTCCCGCCATAAGATTCGTGGCGATGCGGGATTTACTGCCCGGCTTCTCCAACGCGGTGGAGAGCTTCTCCGCCTGCGTGCTCGCGGCGGCCATCTTCGTGGAATAGTTGGAGGTATCCGCCGACAGGCGGATCATGATGTTCTCGTTCAACGCCATCGTCGGCATCTCCTTCTTCTAGTTTCTCGGGATGAGGTTCGCGGTCTGCGCGTGCGGGGCAAGCACCGTGCCGGATTCCTCGTATTTGCGCATGGCGCGTTCTCGCTGGAACGTGATCCAGCAGGTCTCAACCTGCGCTCCGGCGAACAGCCGGTCCACCTTGCCCTGGTCGTGGCACAGGTCGACGCTCAGTCCGCACAACGGACATTCATGGAGTTTCTCGTACATGTCGAGCGCGCGCATCCAGTCGCGTTCGGTCTCATCCCATTCGATGGAATCATCCTCCGAAGGCATCCATCCGAGCCATCGTTTCAGGCTGATGCCGAGACGTCGCGCGCACCGCAAGTCGTTAATCAGGGCCGGCGCATGCTCGAGCCGGTCCGCTAGGCCAGCCGCGTCAACTCTTTTGGGATTTCGACCACCGGGGTGTTGAGCTCCTGCACGGTCTGCATGAGCGCATTGACTTGACTGTCGGTCATCGAATCGATGAGATTAGAGAACTCCTCGCCGGTGAACTCCACATCATCGCCGTCCGCCCATTCGGCGGATTCCATCATGAGCGGCGCAGCTTCCTTCGCGATGGCGGGAAGGTCCTTGACCACCCGCCCCTGCACGGTCCTGGAGTTTTTGAGGGTGATCTGCGCCCACTGGCTGGAGTTCAGGCCGCGGAGCGTGACAACGAGCGTCCTGTGTTCGACGCTTTTCAACAACGAGTCCAGCTGCTTGCGGATGGCGTCCTGCTCCTTGCGGCGTTCGGACGCCTCTGCCTCGGTCGAATCCGCCGTGGCATCAAGCTCGATGATCCTGTTACCGAGGCGCACGCTTTCCGCGAGTGCCTGCATGTCAGTGATGATGCGGTGGTGGCCGGTCGGGCGGGTGATGGTGATTTTCAATGTGTTTGTCCTTGTCTGTTTGTTGGTCCGTTCGGTTTTGGTGGCGCCCCGTGTCGGACGGACCTGGATGCGCGGGGCGCTGTGGTGGACTACTCGCCGCCCGCTGCGGCGACGGTGATGGTTTCTTCCTTGCTGCATGGGTCGGCACTGAAGTTGATGGTGCTCATCTGGCGGCTGTTGATGCTGTGGGCGACCGGGATTTTGATGCCGATGGTCACGAGGTACACGGAGATCACGTCTCCTGCCTCGAACTGGGCGTCCACGGTCTTTCCTCGACGGCGGACGATCCAGCAGCGTTTGCCGCAGGTGAGCGTGTCGACGGCTTTGTTGTATTCCTTCGCGTCGGTGGTGTTGACGTTGTCGATGAGGTCCATGCTGCCGTCGGTGAATTTTTCCTGTCCGGGGATCTGTCCGACGGTCGCGGAGGATTCGCGGTCGTCGTCGATCATGTCCTGGCTGTGGGTGAGGTGCCAGCCGGTCGCGGACAGGTAGGGGCTCAGGTCGAGGTTGTTGGAGTTGTTCAGTTCGGTGACGGTGGGGTTGGTGTAGTCCTTGATGCCGGATTCCTCGACCATGATGGTTCGGAATTCGCCGTCTCCGAGATGTGCTGGGACTTTCTGCATGGTGTTTCCTTTCATGTTGTTTCCGGCCAGCCGACCCGCCATGTGAGCACGCGCATCATGTATGGCGTGCCGGTGTCCGGGTCGGTCAGGTCGCTTGGGGTGCTGCCGGTGTCCACGTCTCCGATGAGCGGGGACAATCCCGGCATGTCGGAGAGGGCTCCGTCGAGTCTTTCCGTGAGATGCGAGGCGAGTGTGTCGACGCTTGTCTGGCTTCGTGCGACGATGCGGATGTCGAGTCTGCCGATGTGCAGGTCGGTGGATTGGCTTTCCGTGTGCGTTCGGCTGGTTTCGGTCAGTCCGATGACGACCCATGGTGGGGTTTTGCCGGCTGGAGCGATGCCGTCCGTGTACACGTCCCAGCCGCGGATCTCGCCGACGAGCCGGAGGACGGATTCCCTGACCTTCAGGAAGTCGGTCATAGGCTTGCCCCGGCTTCCTCGACGTATCGGGCGGTGGTCTCGAACTCCTGTTCGCCGTGTTCGTAGAAGCGGTGGGTGCCTCCTCCGCCATGGGCGCCTCCGAAGAACGCGATGTTGGCGAGGCCGCCTGCTGTCTTGACCGGCGCGATGTCCGCCTCGACCCTCATGCCTTCGGTTTTGATCTCGTAGGCGATGGGTATTCGGCGGAAGCTCGAATGGCTGCTCGACGCGAGATCCGCTTTGACCGCGGTTTTGATGTTCTGCGCGCCTTTCTTGACGGCGTTGGCCGCTTTGATCGGCGCGCGGACGCTCGCGACGGTGAGTTTTCTCGCCAGTTCGTCGAGCTCATGGGAGTCGATGCGCACTATGAGCCTCCTTCCATCGGGATCTCCTGCACGTTCCATCTTCTGGCGGTGGCGTGCGTCTTTTCGGATTGCATGTTCACGAGCCGGTATCGGCGTCCGACGAGTGCCGGGTCGGCCGATTCCACGACGGTCGCCTCGTATCCCTCGCGCGGCGTCGTGGCAGTGACGGGAAGGTGGAGGTAGAGGCCCCATTCGGGGATGAACGCTCCGACTGAGCCGTCGCCGTTCACGTTGTGCTGCTGTCCGGCGATGCCGCCGGCCGTCTGCACTTTTCCCTTGCCGTCGTAGACGACGTGTTGGGACACGGTTTCGGCTCCGGTGGACGGGTCGACCGTGACCGTGCCGGGCGCGGTGACGCGTATCCGGTCGGTCATGAGGTTTTCCGCCCATCGGCGCATTCTCGTCAGCGTCCTGTTGCTCATCCCGTCACCTTCATCATGAGGAACGGTTCGCCGTCCTCGTCGTCCGTCCAATACCGGCTCATGTCCGTGTTGGCGGATTCGTTTCTGGTGGAGTGCAGGATTCCGAGGCCGGCGATGGCCGGGGACTGGTCGGCCACGAGCTGGTCGAGCGTCTCCTTCTCGCTGGCGGTCAGGTAGGCGCCGGCCTCGTCGACCTTCCGGCTTCCGCCGTCCATGGCGTCGTCGATCTGGCGCGTCCACTGCGTTTCCGCGTTCGGATTGCTCCACAGGCGGCCGGCGCAGGTGATGCACACGTCCTGCAGGTCCTCCGGCAGGTCCGGTCCGGACCATTCGCGCCGCGTGTATGCGCGGATGCGGTTGGATGCGAATCTGAGCGCCATGGCGGCGCGTTTGCCGTCGGCCGACTTCTCGTCGATGTCCTCGCCGAGCCATTCGGCCAGCTGCGGGATGGTGGCGAATGGTTCACGCGCCATCATGCGCCTCCTCGTCAGTGGGATTCGGAAGAGGCGGCCGCGGCCGGGACGATGAATCCGGCGGGATACTGCGTGCCCTTCTTGGCCACGCGGGTGACGGGGTTGGCGACCTGGAAGCCGACGCGCATGACCACTCGCATGATCTGGCTGTCCTGCTGCATCGCGTTGTACACGATGGCGCCGGCGGAGTTGGAGATGACGCCCTGGTCGAACACCTTGTAGGTGATGTCCTGTCGGATGCCGACGATGAATTTCGACCAGTCGGCGGCCAGAAGCACCGCCTTGGAATCGTCCCAGCTGCCGTTGAGGACCTCGTTGCACGGGTATCCGTACAGGTTGGCCGGCTGCTTGTCGGTCAGGTTCGGCGTGTAGATGGGACGGTTGTTCGCGTCGCGCAGTTCGGTCAGCTCCCAGTTGAGGCCGGGCTTGCTGGCGAAGCCGTTGATTGCGTAGCCTTCCTTCGCGAGGGTCTTGCCGAGGGACGCCACGTCGGCGGCAAGGTCCTTGCCGGGGCCCTGGGTGATGGTGTTCTTGGCGTTCTTCGCGCCGGCGAGGATGTCATTGCCCCACGTGGACGGCTTGTCCACGCCGAAGATGGCGGCTTGGTCGATCTTCTTGCCGAACGCCTCGGCGATCAGCGGCTTCATGGTCTCGAACAGGTTGATGGACGCGTCCTCGCGTACGGAGTCCGGAATCGGGACGAGTACCGCGAGTTCCTCGGCGGTGATGTTCACGTCCTCCCAACCGCTCTTGGTGGTCTCCTTGAGTCCGCCTTCGGACACCCAGTACGCTTCCGGAAGGGTGGCGAGGACCGGCTGGGTCTTCTTCTTGGTACTCATCCTCATACGCTTCGCGCGGGTGAGCATGACGCTCTTCTCCGGCATGGTCTGGATGATCTCCTGGCTGATCTCGTCGGGGATGAGGGCCTGTCCGAGGTCGTTGCGCTGAATGCTGGAATTGAAATTGTCTGCCATTGTCTGCTCCTTGTATGGCGGTCAGTCGTTGTTGTCGAAGGCGTCGCGCATCCAGTCGGACGGACGTGACGGCTTGGTCGGGTCCATTCCTCCCGTGGGCTTCGCCCGGTTCGCCGGATTGCGAAGATCCGGCTTCTGCTGCGCCGTGGCCTGCGCGGCGTATCGCGCGGCGAGCTTCGCCGCCCTCGCCTCGATTTGCTCCGGGGTTCCCTCTCCCACCAGTTCGCGGTCTTCGGCCGTCAACTGCGGGTGAGCGGCGAGCGCGCGGCTCCAGGCGTTGTCGGCTTCGAGGCGTGCGATCTTCTGGTTGGCTTCGTCGAGGTCTCGTTGGGTTTTCTCCGTTTCGGTGAGTTTGGCGTCCTCGTATGCGCGGTTCTTGTCGGCGAGTTCGCCGTTCTTGTGTTTGAGGGTGCCGTTTTCCTCGCGGAGGTTCTGGATGAGTTTCCATGCGGTGGCTGGGTCGAACTGTTGTCCTTCGCGTTCCCATGGGGCTTGCGGCTCCTGCTGGCCGTCCGCCTGTCCTTCCGTGTTGTTCGCGTCCGGTTCGGACTGTTGGGTGCCGTCGGGTTCGTTCTGGACGTTGCTGTCCTGCTGGTTGTCGTCTGCCACTGTGGGCTCCTTCCTTTTGTTGCCGCCCGTCCTGCGGGCATGAAAAAAGCCCGTCGGGGCTTCCCGATGGGCTAAAGATGTGATGTTCGGCTTTTAGGCTTCCGGCATTGGTTTGAGGTTTCTGCGGACCTCGTTGGAGATGTACTTGTCGAGGTCCGTGTTGGCTTCCCACTGCGCTTCGCCGGTTTCGACGTTGACGAGGATGTATGCCGGCGGGCCGTAGCATCCGCCTTTTGCCATTCCCGGCCAGGTGTAGTAGTAGAGTGCCAGTCCGTCGTATATTCCTTCGGGCTCGTGCAGTATAACGCCGTGATGCCTGGCGAATTCGTCGGCGGCCTTGTCCAGTTCGCGTCTTGCTTTCATCGTCGCATCGCCTTCTTCGGTTGGATGATCTCGTACGCGTGGTCCCTGACGATGTCCTTGTCGTCGACACGGAACATGCGCACGCTTCTCACATCGATGATATCCCTATCGAGGTAGTCATCCAATCTGGATATTTTGCCGTTCTGCGGGTCTATGACGATGGGTTCGCCTCCGTTGGTGCGTGCCGAGGGGCGTTCGATGATGACGATGTGGCCCTGCGCATGCTGGTTCGTGTATCCGAAATGCATGCACCAGCGCTGGCCGATGCCGACATGCCGTTCGATCCTGTCAACGACATTGCCGCGGTTCGGGCTGCCGACGGCGAGGATACGTGGATGCAGCCCGGTCGCGCGGTCCACCCACATGCTGTTCGGGTTTTCCGACAGTCTGTCCTGCGTTGAGCTGGTCCTCGCCCTGGCCTCGACGTCGTAGCCTTTCCTTCGGGCGTCATATGCGACGACGCACGACTGGCAGTTGGTGGAGCATCCCCACTTGTGGTCGGCGAATCCGGGATTGGACGTTCCCCTGTCGGCCTGCGTGATGCTCATCGACTTTCCGGGATGCGCGAGGACCTTGGAGAGTTCGGTTTCGCGTTTCCTGAGGACCTCCCTGCGTTTTTCGGCGCGTTCCTTGCTGATTTTCGCACGGTATTCGGGCGTGCTTCTGTAACTGTGCGAGTCACGGTAGTCTCCGGTCCTGCGCATGACCGGCAGAATCTGGTCGTATGTTCTCGCGGTGCCTTTGGGCAGGCTTTCGGCGGCATCGTAGTAGTTGTCGATCCACTGTTTCTCCTTGTCGGAGGGGTTCCAGTCGCCGTACACCACTTCGACGGTGCATCCGCAATGCGGATGGAACTTCTCGCCGTCCGTCTGGCGGCGCAGGGCCTTCTGTTCGCTCGTGTACACGGGGCCGCGGCTGCAGAGCATCGCGCAGAACGCGCATGGATGCCCGTCGGACACGCGCCGCCATCCGATGGCGCGCGCGTCCTTGGCGGCCCACTGTTGCAGGGTGAGGCGTCCTCCGGTGAGCACGGCCTCGTGGAACATGCCGATGAACAGTTCGCGTGCGGCCGCGTACGCGGCCTCCTGCGTCTGCCCCATGGCCACGTGCCACAGGATGTTCGCCACGCCTCCCCATTCGAACTGTTTCCCGGTTTGGCTCCGGTTGAAGCGGGGCACTCCGACCTGTATGTCGCCGTCGCCCGTCTCGGCTTTGCGGAAGCGAGGCAGGTATTGGGCGGCCGTGTCGGCGCCGACCTTCCACCATTGTCCGAGCAGGTCGAGCATCGCCTTCTTCCAGATCGGCTGCGTACGGTCGAGGTCGTTCACGTCGAGGGTGTTGTCCCACACGCGTCGCATCTGGCTGTCAGCGGTGATGGCGAGCGCGACCTGTCGTCTGCGGTGCTGGTCGGTCAGGAGGGTGCCTTTAGCTGTTGATGCCATCGTATGCCCCGTTTCCGTTGAGTTGTCCGATTTGGATTTGGGGTTGCGATGTCGTCGGCTGTGGGGTGTTGTGCGGCGTATTCGCGCCATGCGTCGGCTTGTGGTTTGGAGATGCCGGGGATCATGTCCCAGACGAGTTGGTCGGGGACGTGGAGCATTTGGACGGCTTTGCCGAGTGCGTCGACTGCTTGGCTGATGGTTCTTGTGTCGGTGTCTTCCCATTTGGGGAAGAGGTGGAAGTTGGCGGCGTCGTCGGGTCGGTTTTCGGCGGCTGAGGCGAGTCGGAGCGTGTCCATGTGGCTGATGCCGAAGGCGCGGCGGCGTTCGTTGCGTTTCGCGTAGAAGCCCGCTCTGGATTCCTCGATGCCGGCGTCGCCGACGTTGGTCATCTTGCCGAACGCCGTGGTCGGGGTTTGGCTGACGGCGGCGAGTTCCTCGACGTCGCTGGTTTTTGCTGCGACGATGTTGGCGAGGTCGGTTTCGGGGAGGCTTCCGAATTTCACGTCCATGCCTCCGGCGAGGACGCTGTCGTGTTCGATCTGGAGTTTTTTGGCTTCCTTTTCCGCTTCGGTCAGTCCGCTCATGTCGAGGCCGGTAGCGGTTTTGACTTTCCAGCTGTTGTAGTGCTGGGCGAGCATGCGGTCGTAGTTGTCCTTGTTCAGGCGGCTGGCCATGCGGATGTATGGTTCGACCTCTCCGGGCACGCGGCCCTGCAGGTCGCGTTGGTTGCAGTATCTGACGATCGGGCATACCGGGTTGCCGTCCGGTGCGGTCACGCCGTGTGGCGTCTGGCCGTCGAATTGCCATGTGCCGCCGGTTTTGCGCCATGTCCAGATGTTCCGTGAGTCCCAGAGCTGGTATTCGACGGCATGGTCGTCGAGTTTGCGGCGTCGCATGAAGATCTGCGGCCAGTTGTCGGATGCGGGGTCGTCGTAGAGGGCGATCGCGTCGCGGGGGCTCCAGCAGTCGATGCGGGCGTGGAGTTCGTCCGACGATTCCTCGCCCCGGACCGCCGTGTATGCGGTGCCGTAGGCGATGGCCTCGCGGTGCAGCGCGATCTGGCGTTCGCCCATGCGGTTGCGCTGCCATGGCTCCCAGAAGCGTTGAGCGTCCCCGGTGTCCTGTGTCTCGGAGTCCACGCCTTCCAGGTAGAGGGTCTGGGCGAGCGTGGTGACGACGAGGCCGAGCCATGGGGTCTCGCCCATGTCGCGCAGCATGCGGTGTTCCATGGTCGCCCCGGCGTTCAGGCGGATGGGCTTGGGGTTCCACCGCCACCAGCGGTCGATTCTGTTGAGTTTCGGCGTCTCGTTGTCGAACGCCGGGATGAGCAGCGTGCTCAGCGCTTCGAACGCCTGCTTCTCGTTGTCGTAGCCGGTGGTCACCATAGCTGTCCTCCTCCGCTTCTGGAGTTCCTGTTCAGGTATTCGCGTCTGACCATGCGCGCTCCGATGGCGCATATCGCGAGGTCGATCTTGCGTTTCGACTCGCGGCTTTCCTTGGCGATGCTCATGCCGACCCTTGTGGGCTGGCGTCTGGCGTTGAGCATATGCAGGCGCAGCCTGGCGTCGCCGTCGTGGGGGAAGTCTCCCTCCGCGATGTCGGTGTACGCCTGGTCGACGGCGGTGACGAACCTGCGTTGGATGTCCGTGTTGATCATGTCGAACATGACGGCGTGCCTGTCCCGGCCGGACGGGACGGCCCATGTCTTGAGCCGGCGCCCGTAGTCGCGGTGCCACCGGTCGAACAGGGCATCCCAGTATCTCAGGCCTGTTTCGGAGTCCAGCACGTGGCTGGGGTCGCCGAAGAATCCGACCACGTCGTACGCGTGGAACGCCGCGCGCACCGCGTCGTCGACGCTTTCCCTGGGCACGCGCCAGTCCTTTCCTCGCTCGCCGGCCGGTTTCTGCCACAAGCCCAATGGTTTGACGAATCCGTCGGAGACGCGGCAGGCCACGAGCGCCGTGCTGTCGTCGTTGAGCGAGCAGTCGAGGAACATGCTGATGCGCTCACCGTGTTCGAGCGAAAGCTCCGGGTGTTCGTTCTGGTCCCATTCCTGGTGGGTGACGAACGCGTCTTCCGGCGCGGTGGACTGGTTGTACCATTTGCGCCGGGATTCGCTCACCGGGTTCTTCGGGTTGAGGATTTCCTTGCTGATGCGTTCGATGGACAGCCAGGTGCTGTCGCCGCGCACGTCCTCGATGACCTTGCCTATCGTGTCCTCGGTCATCGGACTGTCCGGCGCGGCTTCCAACGAGTCGTAGAGCAGGCCGAAGTCCATGTATTTCGGACGCTTGCCCTCGTCGTCGCTGTCGGGGTCGCCTTGGGTTCCGTCCCATGCCTCGCGCACCCTCTGTCCGACGCTGTCCTCGCCATCGCGGTAGGCGTTGCAGATGTCGAGCATCTTGACCGCGACGCCCTCCTCGCGTTTGGCCGCGTTGCCGGAAAGCACGCCGTCCATGTCGCTGCCGCCGTTGGACGAGTTCCAGTTCTGCGTCTCGTTGCGGATCACGAATGTCGGACGTCCGCCCTCCAACGCCAACGGCGAGCTGGTGACCGCCTCGATCTGCCGGCTGTCTCCCATCGCGTACATGTTGAGCTTGCCCAATTGGATGCCGTAGTACTTGCGTGTGGACGCAGGCAGGAGGCCGGGCAGGAGCTTCATGGTGTTCTTGGTCTGTTCCTGGCTGACCGCGCACACCTGCACCCACGCGTTCGGCTCGTCCCTTCCGACCGGATCTCCGCTCTCGGGATCCCAATGGTCGAACGTCAATGGGGCGAAGCACGCGCCGCATGCCCCTCCGGCCGCCATCGGGTCCTTGCCCCAGCCTTTGAGCCGCTGCAGCACGGCGTTGTCGTGCAATGGGCGTCCGTGGTCGTCCAGGGCCCAGAACCACAGCCAGAAACGCGCTTGTTCGCTGGTCCACTTCCACGGCAGTCCTTTGGATGAGTCGCGAAGCCAGTAGCCGCTCCATCCGAGGAACTGCCAGCCGAGCGTCACCCGCGGGAGGATCCACCCATGCTCGTCACGGCGCCATGTCGGTCCGATGAGTATCGGGTCGGTGTTCCATTGCGGCGCCGGTTCGTCGGCGAGCATGTCCCGATACCAGTTGGAGATCTCGCGGATCTCGCTTTCGCGGCTTGGGATGAACGCGGCGGCCTTCAGGTTGCTGCGTAGTCTTGCCATCAGCCGTAGGCTTTCTCCCATTTGCTGTCGTGCCATCGTTTGTTGACGGTGGCGCGCATCTGGCTGGATCTGCCGCCGTCCGCCGAAGCGTCCTCGGACTGTTCCTCGGGTTCCGGCATGTCGATGCGTTTGAGCAGGTCGGCCAGATGGGTCTCGTCGCGGCGCAGTTCGGGCAGGAGCGGGTGCACGACGAGCTGTCCCTGGCTTCCCTCGGTGGTGAGCTCGTCGCCGAGGGCCCTGCGAATGCGTCCGATGCGGTCGGCGGTGTAGCAGGCGTTCTCCAGTGTGCGGTACTCGCTTTCGGTGAGCTCCCATTTCGCGGTGATGTCGCGCCAGAGCCGTTGGCCGCGGCCGTTTTTGATCAGTCCGGCCGGCATACGGTGGGAGGCCGCGTCCTTGGCCATGCTTCCTCCCTTCGTAAGGTCATCCGAGTCTGTCGAGCAGGGTGAAAAGGAACGTGAGGTCGGCCAGTCTGGCCGGCGAATCGCGGAACGTGCGTCCTGTGACCGTGATGTAGCGTCCTTGGCTGTAGGCTTCGGCGTTCATGATGCCCCGCACCTTGATTCCGGCGCGTTCCGGCATCAGTCCCCAGATGTGCAGGCCGTCGCCGCCGGGGCTTATCTCGATCCATGTCTTTCCCTCGACCGGCGCGATGAGGCATTTGGCCCAGTCGGCGAGGTATCCGCGCGAGTCGTAGCAGTGGTCGAGGTCGATGCAGGCGATTCCACTGCCCAGCGCGAAGCCCAGTCCGTCGCCTGCGGTGGATGCCTCGGCCGCCTCGAACGTGCTCCACGTGTCCGGATCGGTGCTGGACGCCACGGCGCCGTCTATCGTCAGTGGGATTTTCGTCGTTCCGTCGCCTCGGACCACCTTGCGCCATCTGACCCATCGGTCGACCAATGCCATGCGCGCCGGAGGGTTGAGCTTTTTGCGGTTGGCCTGTTTCCGGCATGCGTCGGAGCAGTAGCGGCGGCGTCTGCCGCGACCGGTCTGTTCGGGGAGCTCGATTCCGCATGTTTCGCAGGTGTTCATACTCCCCATTATATTTGTTTTTCTCTCAGAAAACGCTGTATACCAGTATTTTCAACCGTTTTTGTTATTTCGTGACATTAGTAAAAAACGTTTGTCCGGAAAAACGTGGAAGGCGTCGCGAAAAGCTGTGCCATGCCTGTACGTCGCAAAAACAGGGATATGCGGAACCATCTCGATGAAACGATGGAAAAACGTCGAAGCGCGAAAAACGGGACGGAGAAGCGTACGTACGACCTGAGTTGCTATCGGCGGTTAGGGCCTTGGCGCCGGCGGAGTCCTCCCCCACCGGTATCGACACCTCAATCAGCGGCCGATCAGGCCAGGGTGTCGTTCATTCGGATGCTTTCTCAGTCTCTTGTATCTTCTGTTCCTTTCAGCGCTCTCGCGCGCCGTCTTCGCCTTGTGGCAAGCATAGCTCAACCATTGCAGATTCTCCAAGGAATGGTTGTCTCCAGGAATAATGTGATCGCAATCCGTTCCGTTTCCATCACAATCCTTCGCATGAATCCTCGCTTCGCAGCGTCCATGCGCCCGAGCCTTGACCATGGCCCTGCGGCTCTCCCAATCGTCGGGCAGCCTGAATCTTCTGTCGCTGCTGTTCCAATGCATCTGATTGCGCATATGCCACCATCCGTCCACCAAGGTCAGGTGGGATAGGTGCCTTCGGCGGGAGTCGAACCCGCGCATACACGCGGCCGCAAGGAAGAGGATCCGAAGATCTGCGACCGGTGCGATCTGCCGTTGATTCCTACGAAGGCGTGGACAGGCGGTTTGAGCTTCACCGCATCACGTAAGCGCGGGATTGGCTTGCCTGCCGCTGTTGGTGTATGCCCACTCTGACGGGAGTGGGCGGAGCGTGTCCGATATGCCGTTCGGACAGGACGGTGTTACATAGCCCAAGGAGTTAGGAGAATCCAAGGTGGATATGAAAAGGGTTCAAACCGTATGTCTTCGGTTTGAACCCTCTAATCCACTGACAATTTTGCGTTGCACTTTCGATTTTGTCAAATCGAGTCGCGTCGCACGACCTGTCCATGCACGTCGGAGAGCCGATACAACGGCTGTCCCTTCACGTTTTCGCCAACCGGTTGGAGCCTGCCGCGCTTGCGCCATGAGCGAATCGTGTTCGCGTTGCACTGGAATCCGCATTCGCGCAGCAGTTCCGCGCACTCCCCCGCCGTGAACGCGCGTCCCGACCGAACGCATTCCCTCAGGAAACCAAACCGCACATCCGCCACACGGTAAGTGTTGCCGCACACGGGACATGCAACGCTTGCCGCGCCGACCGCCGCGGTCAATTCGACGCCGCACAGCGGGTTCAGACATCTGCCGATGCCATATTTCGCAGGCGGCACGTCGATGATGTCGAGCGTGCGGCGCGCCATCCGCTCCCAGTCCCGGTAGATGGAATCGATGTCCGGCAGGCGACTCAGGCGTGGACATGCGGCGCAGTCGCGGAGCATGCCCAACAGACGCGGACGGGTGACGCGGGTCACCCACGGCATGGCCGGCGGCGCGTACAGCCTGCGCCACAACGTGACCGCCAGATCATCGACCTCCTGCAGGTGATCCACCACGGACAGTCTGATCGGCGTCGGCGCCGAGGGCAGGTTGACACGTCCGGGCTGGTGGCCGCCATAATGCGCGGTCGAATCCAGGAACTCGTGCAGTGATTCCAACCATGATGGATATTCCCGCAGCCAGCCGCGCATCAGCCCATCGCATCTCGCGCACATGGTGTCGCCGACAGCGCATCCCCCGCCGCAGACGAGGCACACGCCGGCGAGCGCTGGTGTTGTTTGGCTGTTGTTGGTGGTGGTGTTGGTGGTGGTTGGTTGGGATTCGTTATTTTGTTCGTTCATTTGTTCGATTCCCTCCGGCGTGATAGTCTGGTTTGTGGTAATGCCAGAGCCCGGCCGGAAGGTCGGGTTCTTTGTTATTCGTGGTGTTGTTGGATTATCGCTTTGATTTCCTCTTTGGGGACTTGAGGAACCAGTGGCGAGATCTCATCGAGGCTGTATCCGGCCTGATGCCATTTGACGATCATGTCCATGAGGGTTTTCTTCACTTTCATTTCGTTTCCTCCTTTGTTTTGGTTGTGAATGTGACCAGTCCGGTCTCGGCATGGAACACCTTGGCCGGTTCGCCAGTCCTCAAGGACACGGCCTGCGCGTAGTCGCCAGCATCGTCGATGTTCTCGAACGTTCTGACGCCTTCCTGGGTGACGACGTTGTAGCTCATCTTGCCGGCTCCTTGTCCGCGCCGCTCACATGGTCCCAGTCGCAGGACAGGCCGCCCTTCTTGTAGCCTGAGTAGACAACGCAGTCCACTTGCCTCGTGTCGGTCAGGGTGATGACGCATTCGCTGAAGTCGTCGTCCATGTCGGAGCACTGCGATTCGATGGACCTGACCGCATGCGCTGGCGCGCTTCCGCATCCGGCGAGCGCCATGCATATGACGGTGATGGCGAGTGTGATGCGTGTTGTTTTTCTCATTTTGTTTCCTCCTAATGTTTGCGCCATTCGCCGTTGGCGTATCTGTTCCATCCGCGGATCGCGGTTTTGATGCTGTCGTCCGGTGTTTTGATCCAGATGGCGTTCGGACATCCGCGGCATTTGGCTATCCATACGTAATGCATCGTGGTTCCGATGATGCTGGCGTATGGTTCGATGCTTGGCTTCCTCGTGCCGCAGTAGGGGCATGGACTGGTCCTATGCCATTTCCTGGCATGCGATGTGATGTTTTTCATGGTTTGCCTTCCGTGATGACGACGGCGCGGATGCCGTCCGAGGTTTTGTTCGTGTGATGGCGTAGGTCGCAGTCGATGACGTGCAGACCGATGCCCCGGTATTTCAGGACCGCGTGGACCGGACTCAACCGGATCAGATCCAACGGGCCGTCCAACGTGACATCCATGCCGGTGAGCGCGATGCATCGACGGCCGATCAGGTCGGCGGGATTCCGGTACTGCCACGCCATATGCGTCTGGACCGTCATGGCCGGCCTCCGATCCAAGCGACCAGGACGGCCGCGCACAGGAGCATCATGGAGACCACGGTCATCACCATGCTCCCTTCAGGAGCTTGCGGTACCACCGATAGTCGGAGATGTCACGACGGATGCAATCACGCACCCTGTGCGAACCGGCATGCCCCTTGTACGGATCCTCGGGACAGTCGATGAACCTCAAATACCGGCGGAGCGTGGTCAGGTCGAACTTGCGGTAGGACAGCCACCTGTCCGGGGCCAGGTCGAGACGTTTCAGGAAGTCGAGGTCGAAGTCCACGTTCGTTCCGGCCGGAACCAGCGTGAAGCGTTGCGAGAGGGAGTCGAGATACTCCTCCACGGCATTCGCGACCGCTTCCACGCAGTCGTTCCTGTCGGAGCCGTTCAGCAGTTCGAACAAGAGACCATTGTCCGTGTGCATGGAGAACGCTATCGGGCTCATGTCCAACAGGTCGAGACAGTCCGGACGGATGATGCGATGCAGGGATCCATACGAATGTTCGCCCAGCACGTCGGTGCATTCCATGCCGACCTCCAACGGCAGACTGTCATTCCTGTCCGTACCGGTCGTTTCGAAATCAAGCCAGAGCAGCGCCTCCGGCTTCACGTTCAGGTCTTCGTCCTGTTTCCTCATGATTCTTCCTTCCAATCGCTTTGCCATTCGATGATCTCGATTTGCGTGAGCCGTTGCGCCGTGCCGTCATCCAACAGCCACCACCAGTCGCCGTTCCAGTCGCGTATCGGCACGCTGAGCGGATCACGCCAGCTCGGGATGATGTAGCCGAACCGTTCCGCCTCGGCCGGATGCGCGTGCGCCCAACCATGGCAGCCGGTCGTGCCCGACCCGCACAGTTCGACGATGTTGCTCGGCAGGTCGCGCATGGTCGGGTTGGCTCGTCGGCGCAACTGCCGGTGGTGGCCGCTCCTGCCCGGCCAGACGGTCGGGTCGTGCAGGTTGCGTCCGCAACGCATGCAATGCCAGCCCTGACGTTGTAAGGCGACGTGTTTCGATTCCTGGAATTGCCGGTCGCTCATCGTCGCTCCCTTCCGAACTGGTCGAGCAGGTTGATGCAGGTCGAGCAGTCGCGTTTGATATCGCGGACGAGGTCAAGGTCCATATCGGCGAGCGCCGGACCTTTGAGTGCGTCGAGTTCCAATCGGTCCGCGGATTGGATTGCCGAGGTGAGGATGCCTGCCATGTGTGCGATGGTCATGGCGTTCATGCCGCCGCCTCCTGTTCGAACAATTGTTCGGCCAATACGTCGCCGGGCACGTTCGCGAGCTGACGGCGCAGCATGTCCGGGTCCACGCCCTGGTTGAGCAGGTCCGCGACCTTGCATGCGACCGCCATGTACGTGTCCGTGCCTTCGCAGGCTATCGGGCCGAGTACGCGTTTGACCTCTTCGCTGCCCCACGTGAACCGTCGGCGAGCGTTGGAATCTTTTGGTGTGGCGAATCCGCGTTCCTTGCCTTTGACGAGCCAGTTGCGGTATTTCGCGTTCCAGTCGGCCGAGCGGGCTGCCGAGTCGAGGGCCCTGTCGCGGAATTTTTCGGCTTCGATGCTGCAGTCGATGCCTAGCCGGTCGGCGAGCGCCCGGTGTTCCTCAGAGGGTTTCCAGTCGGCTGGTATTGGGATTGGTTTTCTCGCGCGCGCGTTACTCTCTATAGTCTTTATTGTTTCTATAGATTTAGTAGTATTGTCTGCACGCTGTGTGCACCCCTGATTCATGCCAGATTCATGCCAGTTGCACCCCTGATTCATGCCTGTTTTTTGGGGTGCATTTCGTTCACCCCTGTTTTTTGGTTTGATTTCTTGGGGTGCATTTCGTTCACCCCTCTGTTTTGGCAGGTGCATGTCATACACCTTCGGTCGACGGTTTGGCGCGATATCGTCGACGATGTGCTGGTTGCCGTATCTCAGGAAGCCCTTCTCGCGCAGGGAACGGAGCTTGTTGTGCACAGTTCGTTCTGACATATGCAGCTGCGATGCGATGGTTTTCGCGCTCTTCGCGAAGCCCTTGCCGTCATCGCCGGTCCAGTCGGCCACCATCATCAGAAGACGAAGCTCATAAGGGTCGAGCCCGTACTCGTGATACAGCAGTTTCCGAACATTCTCCATGCTCATGATTCATCCTTAGAAATCCGGTTCGGATTCCGGCTTGCCGAAATCACCGAACGATGACGACGAACCCGAAGCCGAGCCCCACGGGTCGGACGGCGGCAACGAAGCGCCAGCAGCGGTGGTTCCACCCGTATAGCCCGCCGGGGCGGAGGACGGATTGCCATACGCTCCAGCCGTGCCACGCTGCGCCTTGGCTACCTGCGCGGTCGCATAGCGCAAGCTCGGCCCGATCTCGTCCACCTGCAATTCCATGGAAGTTCGGTGCTGATGCTGCTCGTCCTCCCATGAATGCTGGGTCAGCCTGCCCTGGGCGATCACACGCATGCCCTTGGCGAGACTATTGGCGCAATGCTCGGCCAGATCACCCCACACCGTGCAGCGGAGGAACAACGCGTCACCGTCGACCCACTGCTGCGACTGCCGGTCGAACGTGCGTGGAGTGGACGCGATCGTGAAACCGGCCACGCTCCTGCCGTTCTTCGTCGACCTCAACTCAGGATCCGCGGTCAGGTTGCCCACCACCGCGATGATCGTCTCACCAGCCATCAGAACCTTCCTTTCACGGCGAGAGTCTTGATGATGCGGATGGTCTCGCCACCATCCCTGGTCTTCACCATGTGCGACAACTGAGCCTTCGCGCCCTGATGGAAACTGTCACCAGGCATCACCTCCAACACGGGAGACGCCACCTCGGACACGAACCGGCCCACCAGTCCGTTGAAACGCACGCCCAACGATTCGAGGATCACCAGCTCCTTCCACGCCTCGGTCTCCATCGTCCGACGGCACGCCTCCGCCACCGCCCTGTCGCCACGCGTCATCCCCTTCATGCCGACGCCCATGACCGGAGCGTTCGGGCTGAAATGCCAATGCGGCAGAATCTCCTTCATCGGTTCCTCCCTTGACCTTGATTGATATGAGATTGATTGATATGAGCCGGACCGCTGGGCGCCATGACAGCAAAGAAGCACGCCCATCGTTCCCACACCCCCAAGAAAGCTGAACGAAGCGGGGATGCGGGCGGCGTTGACGGTCCGGCCAAGCGCCGGCGGCGGGATTCGAACCCGCAGCGGACGGTGTGACGGCGGAAGACGTGAGAGTGAATGCGTGAAATGCAATGTGAAATGAAGGGCCCCACGCCTCCGCCATCCGTCCGCATCCTTGTACGCCGGCGGATACGGTCAGACGTCGCCATCCACGTCATCGCGCGGAGCGAACCTGACCGTCAGCCACAGGGCCGTAGCCAGATACACGCCCTCCACCACAAGCGCGCCCGTCAGACCGCCGCCATGCCAGGTGAGCATGAGCGTCACGCTCACGACCATGCCGACGACCGCGGCCGCGAACTTCACACGACGCAGCGTGTAGTTCGGCCTCCCCTTTTCGGACCCGTCCTCGATGCGATAGTCGTTGTCGGTCATCTTGCGCCTCCAATGCTTTGAATGAATGTCCTTGCCTGGTCTTTTCCGATGCTCGCCAGCTCGTGGCTTCCGTCGACGTCGAGCTCCATGAGGCTGGCGCCCTTGCCTGTGACGCGAATCGCGTAGCCGGTCAAGCCGAACATGATTACCGTGTCCCTCGGCGGTGCTGGTGGTGTCAGCAGCGTTTCCGCGTCGATTCTCCTAAGTGTCATCACAGCTCCTTGCGAATGTCGTTCATGCTTACTCCTCCAACGATTTGACGTATCGGTCCATTTCCTCGCGTCTGATGTGACGGCGAGAAGGCGTTCCTCGTTTGCTTGGCGGACGAAACGTGTCTATGTCGCCCTGGTTGACAGCCTGTCGGAGGCCGTCGTAGTCGATCCCGTACAGGCTCGCGGCCTGCGGGATGGTCCATGCGAGCCTGTCCTTCAACGGGATACGGCTCGCATCCTTGAGCTCGTTCTGCAAGACCATCACGCGCCTCCTTTGCGTGTGTGATGCCGGGCGGCGTTAGGAGAACCGCCCGGCCCCCTCCTAAAATCGGTGTCATCCCGCATTTCCGACGTGCGGGCCGAACAGTTAGGAGAAGCATCAATGTCGAATGCAGCCGAATACCTACTGCAGTTTTTTGAGGTCGAGCAGCAGCCCGACGGATTCCGGAAGGACGTGCTGCCCGCATACACGGCCATGTGCAGCACCGAAAGAACACTTGATACGCTGATCGCCCGTGGCGTGAAACGTCTCGACATGGCGAAATCACAGATGCCCGGTATTTGGAAAGCCTTGTGGGAATCATTCTCCGACGATGCCATGGACGGACATCGTCGGAACTTCAGCACGTTGGCCGGTTCGACCAATAGGTTGGATGCCGCGGCGGTTCTGGCTTTGCAGACCATCGCCGACAGGTGGGTAGAGCTGGATGTGCGGATGGAGGACAAGGACAGGGAGAACATCTCCGGCTTCCTTTCTGAAATCGAGCAGTGCCTGAAAGAGGATGTGAGCATGCCGGCGGCGTTGAAGTCGTATGTGCTTAATCTCACGACCGAGGTTCGCCGATGCGTCAACGATTGGGAGAGCTGCGGCTCGTTCGAGCTCAATGACGCCATGCAGCGTCTGCTTGGAGCCTTGTACATCGCCGAATCGCACGCCAAGGACCAATCCCGCTGGCAGAAGATCAAGGAGAAATACATGGGTGGGATGTTCGCTGATTTCATCGTTCAGATTCCCGCTCTTGCTCTCGCGGCGGTTCCGTACATAGCCCAGATCGGCGCATGAGCAGGTAGTTCCTGTTCAGTTCCCGCAGCATCACCCATCTAGTGCCAATCTGCAATCCGTTGAGCAGAAGGGAGCAGCCAAGAAGAATCTGGAATTGATTCAGAGATTTGAGTCCACAGGCAAACATCCAGATTCCGGATATCGCGCAGACGATGGACGCCACCACGCTAAGAGCGCTTGGCTTGGTTGCAACAATCATCACGCACCAGCCTTCGGATATTCGAGCTGGAGCGTCTCCTCGCCGAACCGGCGGACGATCAGGGCAAGGCCCTTCCTCGTGACCTTCACCGTCGGCGGGAACGCGAACGGAGTCCCGTCCTTGTGCGTCCCATGCGACTTCGGCGGAACCATCATCAGATGCCCGGCGTTGATACGGCTCTGACGCGCGGACCAATGCTTGTTCTCACGGAAGATCCAGTCATGCCGGTCAAGCCATTCGAACAGTTCCGTCTGCCCGACAGTCCTACCCAGGTTGCTGAGCAGTTTCGCGGAATCACGAACGGAAAGCGCGTCGTCGATATCGACGAAGTTGTCCCACGCGGACGCCTTGGGCTGGAGTTCGTCGATGCGCGACTGCTGCGAGGCGATCTGCTGGTTCTTTTGTTTGATGGTCTTCTGCGCGACGAGCACGGCCCTGGCCATGATGTCCTCATCTGAATCCGACTCGGACGTCGGGATGTAGCCGCCGGTTTTGCGAATCTGGGGAAGCACCTCATGCGTCACCCAACGCTGGAACTCCTTGGCCTCCGGCTTCCGCGAGCGCATAACCAATTTGTACAGGCCCGGCTCGCTGATGATGAGGGGGACGCGACCGCCGTTGGAGCCAACCTGCCAATTTGGCAGGTTCGTCGCTTCGGTCACTTCATCCTCGTCAAGGTCTCTGCGCAGGTGTTCCGTTCCAAGTTCGAGGATGTCGCATACATCCTTGGCGACGAACCAAGGCTCCCCCGCCTCATCGGTCAAGGTGCGCAATGATGCGCCCTTGAAATCGAACCGTTGGATTTCATTGTTCATTGGATTCTCCTTAGAATCGTTTTCATGACTGATTGGTTTTCACAGCACGGCATCGAATTCGCCGCATTCGTTCTCACGCTGGTCGTGACGGTCGTTGGATGGGTTGTCGAACACAAGAGTTCGAAAGAACGGAACAAGGACCGCGAGGAAGACATCAAACTGTTGCGGGAGCAGCTCGAAGCGTCGAATGCCACGGTTTCAACGCTTCGCGATCAGGTGCGTGCCCTTGAGTCACAGGCTGACGCCCTGCAACGCCAAGCGACCATCCAGGAAGACGAGGCGTCCGTTCCAAAGTGGGAGCTTCGCCAGGTGCATAACCTCAGACATTCCGTCGCGAACAACAATCCGTTCGACGCCAAGGATGTGAGGGTCGAGCTTCCCGACGGCAAGGAATACGAGCTCGGCGACATCTCCCGTGGTTCCGAGACAAGCTTCCTGTTCCTTGAGCGGGGCTTGGCAATCAGCACCAACGATGACGTACGCATCACCTGGGCTCTTCCCGACGATCTATCCCATCGTTTCTTCGTGATGAAACCGGTCCCTCCGTACCACCGGTCGTGATGCCGAGGATATGGCCGAGTTGATTGCCTTTGATCTGCCGCATTTTCATGTACCTGACCGCAGTGAGATCTTGTCCCGGCGAATACACCACGCGAATCGGTTGCACATCGAGAGCGGCCATCTCCAGTGGATTCTCCCCGAGCAGTTCGCCGAGCGCTTGAAACTGCTTGTCCGTCAACTCATAAAGATCGATTTCGGTAATCATCGTTTTCTTGGTAGTCATCATTTCGGATTCTCCTTAGAATCGTTTTCATTGGTGGTCATGCATTCCCATGACGCGTTGCTGCTGCGCCGTCAGCCGTTGAGCCACAGATTGATGAAGATCGTGATGATGCTCACCACCGCACAGACGATGGAGAACCAGGTCGCTATCGTTTCCATGTGAGAACACCTTCCTTTCGATTGCTTCCGTCGGCGAGCGCCGACTGCTTATGGTTTGATTTGGTTGATGTCGTCGATTGCGGTTCTTTTTCTTCTGAATTTGCTGCAATGAAGATGTCAAGACCGTCTTGCCATTTCAATGCCGGAGCAATCTTGTCGAGAACGCGAATCGGCCATTCCCGTTGATTGCGCATGTATCGATTCATGACGACCCGATTGATTCCAACTGCGTCGGCGACGCCGGATTGAGTGATTCCAAGTCGAGCCATCCTGACTTTTATTGCCTGTGTCACGTATTCATTGCTTGTCACATCACCTCCATTCCCCGAATATTCGGGACTTTATTCGACGTTTACCGGATATTCGGTGAACATGCTTTCAATGTACTCCCGAGTATTCGGTATGGCAAATTCGACACGCCGAACGGCGTAAAGATGTAACTTCCCGAAAATTCGAATACAGTCATCGCTATGGACAGCAGTACAACACGCACCGATCTGGTGATTTGCAAATATATCAGCCAAGCAATGGAAGCCAATGGCATTACCCAGGCCGACCTCTCCAAAGCCCTTGAAGGACGATCAAAAGGCTATGTCAGCGACCGAGTACTCGGTAAAAGAAGTTGGGCAATCAGCGAGTTAGACAGACTCGCTCCACTCTTTGGGCTTCCGGACGCTCTTTCACTGGTTGCGGCAGCCTGCGGATCAATCTCCAGCGAAGCCGCCCGCGCCTACGAAGCCCGCGAGCGCGAGTCTCAGATCACCGATGATCTCATCGACCGTATCGCCGCGCATCCCGAAGACTATGACATGGCCGCAAACAAGGATCCGAACGCACGCCTCGAAGCCGAGACGCCTGACGATTGATGGATTGAAAGGAACACGAATGACCGAATACAACCTGTATTGCGATGAGACATGTCACCTTGAGCATGATGATTCGAACAGCATGGCTCTGGGAGCCGTCATCGCGCCAAAAGAAAAACGCAAAGAGATATGCGTCAGAATCAAAGAAATCAAGCAGAAACATGGCATATGCGCCACGAATGAGGTGAAATGGGCAAAGGCACGAGACCGTATGCTGCCGCTCTATCTGGATCTCGTGGACTACTTCTTCGATGACGATGACATCTCGTTCCGTGCGCTCCTCATCCCGGACAAGAATCTACTTGACCACGAGAAATACAATCAGGACCACAACACCTGGTATTACAAAATGTACTTCGAGATGCTCAAGGTCATCTTCGATCCAAAGCAAAGCTATAACGTGTTCGTCGACATCAAAGACACACACTCGAGTTTTCGAGTCAGCCAATTATGGGATGTCTGTTCGAACAACATGTACGATTACGATCACAGAATCATCCAGAAAATCCAGCCGATACGTTCCGACGAAGTACAGATCATGCAGCTCACCGACATACTCATCGGCGCAGTATGCCGTTCGCAGCGAAAACTACCGGAACAGCATCAGAGCATGGCGAAGCGCCGAATCATCGAACGAATCATTCAACGGTCGGGATACAAACTAGACCGGAGCACACTGCTGAAGGAGACCAAGTTCAACTATTTCGTATGGAGGGCGAGATGAATCCGCATTGGCTGCCCGGATTGATTCCTTGGAATCAAGAGCACGGAGAGACATGGGAGCAGTATGAGCAACGACTGTTCCATGTATTCCAGAACGAGTTCAGAGAGTCCTTCCAATACGACGGGAAACCCGTACACTACAAAAGAATGCCCTACGACGGAATCTATCCGGAAGCCTTCATGCATCTGACCACATGCAATCAAGACAACTCCGGCTCACGGCTTCCGGATGCCGAACGCAGCGAACGCATCAGCTGGCCCAGACCGGTAGTGGAGCATCATCCGTTCTGCGAAATATGCGAATACGCCCAATGCACGCGGCCTTGGGTATGGAGAAAAAACGACAAGAACAAGGATCGAGTGAAGATATATCTTCCAAACCAACAATATCTCGTTGTTCTAGGAGAACGAAGGGATTACTGGGTACTCATAACCGCGTACTACGTAAACCGCCAATGGAGCATAGACAAGCTGGAAAAGGAATATAACTCCAGATTCAGCACAAAAATCCAATAAAAAACTAGAGCCGCCCGTTAAGGACGACTCCGAAGACTCCTTCTACAACATGTAGATGAGCTGATTCAAATATCACATACGACACTCCAACTGTCAAGCGGAACTTGACAAACAGCAAAAAAGTACTTCTCGAAAAACAATACTTTCGGAAGAGAGGAATGTGGATAACAAGACCGTTGCGGACCTTCATCGGAGCGCGGAATCCATGGGACTGTCAATCGTATCGCGCGACCTCCCACGCGACATATGCGGCCTGTACGACGACCGGCACAGGCTCATCCTATTGGCCGACTGGCTCAACCAACGCCAGCGCCGCTGCACATTGTGCCACGAGCTCATACACGCCAGACACCATGACCCAGGATGCGGTACACGATACGGAATCAAATGCGAGCGCCGGTGTCGCAGGGAGACGGCGTTGGCGTTGATATCGCCAGTGGATTACGGCATGGCCGAGACGGTGTACGAGGGCAATACGTGGATGATGGCCGTGGAGTTGGGTGTGACCGTGCAGGTGCTGATGGACTACCGGCAGCTGCTCCGCGATTTCGGCGTGTGCATGCAGTAA